GGTGGTGCTTGACCGCAATAGTTTTCTAGCGACAGAAATTTAACCTGAGTTCCTACTAGCGAGATAGCCAATGAGCAAAGCAATAATGCCGAAATATATCGGGCCGGGTGATCTTGCCGAAATATTGGGCGTTTCGCCTCGGCGGGTGACGCAACTCGTTGCAGAGGGCCACATTCATAAAGATGCGGTTGGCAAATACGACATTCGGCAATGCGTCCAAGATTACATTCGGTTTAGTTCTGGAACCAAGGAAGATGAGGATATTGCAGAGGCTCGCCGTAGGAAGGCGGTTGCCGATGCTGGCCTTGCAGAAATTGAGTTGAAGGAGACGGCGGGCGAGCTTGTTTCTGCTGAAGAAATGCAGGCGGCGGTAGAGGCTGACTATGGGCGGCTTCGGTCTCACCTGCTCGCCTTGCCATCGAAGTTAGCGCCTCTCGTTGTGGGGAAGAAAAGTAATGCGGTGATTGTGGAGATCGCGGGGAGCTTAATCAATGAAGCCTTGGCAGACTTGTCTGGCAAAACCAACAAAAGTAGTAAAAAGAGCGCGGGGGGTTCTGCGGCCACCACCAAAACTGACGGTGAGCCAGTGGGCGGACCAGAAGCGGCGTCTTAGTCCGGAGAGCAGTTCTGAGCCGGGGCAATGGATAACCGCTAGGGCAGAGTACCAGCGGGCCATTATGGACGCTGTGAGTGATCCAGCGGTTCATACCGTGGTTATCATGTCAAGTTCGCAGATTGGCAAGACGGAGATTCTCAATAATATTGTTGGGTATCACATCGACCAAGACCCAGCGCCGATGCTTTTATTGCAGCCAACTCTGGAGATGGCGGAAGCATGGTCTAAAGATCGCTTGGCACCGATGCTGCGCGATACTCCATCCCTCAAGAACTCTGTAAAAGACCCGCGCTCGCGGGATTCGGGCAATACGGTAAGGCACAAGACATTCACGGGCGGGCATATAACGATGGCGGGGGCTAATAGCCCTGCCTCGCTGGCCTCGCGCCCTATACGCATTGTTTTGGCAGATGAAATCGACAGGTTTCCCCCTTCAGCGGGGAGTGAGGGTGATCCAGTAAATTTGGCGCGGAAAAGATCGACAACATTTTGGAATAGGAAGCTGATTCTTGTATCCACGCCAACCATCAAAGGGCATAGCCGCATTGAGGTGGCTTATGATAAATCCGACCAGCGCAGGCTGCGCGTGCCGTGTCCTGACTGTGGGGGCAGTCAAGAGCTAAAGTGGGCGCAAGTAAAATGGAACGAGGGGGAGCCAGAGACGGCTTCATATGCTTGTGAGCATTGCGGCGTGTTGTGGGATGACGCTGCGCGCTGGGAGGCGATAGGCCGGTCAGATTGGTTGGCCTCTGCTGACTTCAACGGGGTTGCTGGTTTTAGGCTTAATGAGCTTGCATCGCCTTGGGTGAAGTTGAGCGAGACGGTGCGCAACTTTCTTGATGCCAAGCCTCATCCTGAACAACTTAAAACTTGGGTGAACACGGCACTGGGTGAGACTTGGGAAGAAGAAGGCCAGACGGTCAACGCGGAGGGCGTTGCCGCTAGAACAGAGTCATATGACCCGGACAGCCTTCCCGATGAGGTGGTATTGCTAACGGTCGGCGTGGACGTTCAAGGGGACAGGCTTGAGGCCGAATGTGTTGGCTGGGGTGCCGATGAGGAATCATGGGGCGTTGAATATCGGATATTCAGGGGCGACCCCGACCAAGCTGGAGTCTGGTCTGAATTGGCCGGTTGGCTAAACGGCACATATACGACAGAGAACGGGCGCACACTCAGGATTGAGGCCGCTTGCATAGATAGCGGCTTTAAGGCTGATAAGGTTTACAGGTTTACAGCGGCGAACGCCAAACGGCGGTGGTGGGCGATCAAGGGTGTGTCTGGTGCGGGTAAGCCTGTATGGCCGCGCAGGACATCGCGGGCGGGCAGAACCCGTGCGCCTCTGTTTACGCTTGGTGTAGATGCGGCCAAAGAGGTCATCTACGGGCGGCTCAACAAGATCAATGAGCCTGGTCCGGGCTATATGCACTGGCCTGCTCTTGATTGCTACGATGAAGAATATTACGCGCAGCTTGGCGCGGAGAGCGTAAGAACAAAGTATGTTCGCGGCGTCCCGGTTCGTGAGTGGTATCAAAGAAAAGAAAGAAATGAGGCGCTTGACTGCCGCGTTTATGCGTATGCGGCGATGATTGGTAGAAACATCGACCTGAACAGGCGGGCAGATAGGGTTGTTGATCTGGAGCCTGAAGTTCAAGAGGAAGCGCCGGAACAATGGCAGGCGGTTGCGTCTAAGCCCAAGCCGCGCAGGCGGGCGGGCCGCAGGGGCGGCTTTGTCAGTAATTACTGAGGTAGCGATAATGGAAAAACTTTACGTCAGTTCTGATAATCTCTTGCAGATTACGGGGCTGAAAAACCGTCTTACTGACGCTTACCTAAACTCCGCCACCATTACGGCTAATGTTAATGACCTGACCGGGACTCTCGTTGAAGGGCCAGTGACTTTGAGTTATGTGGCGGCGTCTAATGGTAACTATGCAGGGACGGTCCCCGATGACGCGGCGCTACAAGTTGGCTCCCGCTACGATGTCGTTATTTCAGTCAATGGCGGCGCAGGGTTGCAGAAACAATATACCATTCGGTGTGAGGCGGTGAACGCTGATGAGTGATTTTCTTCCTAAAGAGCCAACTTCATTTGTTGCGGGTGATACCGTCAAATGGGAACGAACAGACCTGCACGGCGACTATCCTCCGGCTTCCTGGTCCCTCAAGTATACCATTGTGGGGCTGAATGACGGCATTGCAGAGCAGACAGCCGCAGAGGATGGCAACGATTATCAGGTGACAATTACTGCTGCTGTGACGGCAACGCTGGCGGGCGGTGAATATACGCTCACGGGATACGTTGATGACGGCACCCAGCGGTTCACGGTTTACCGGGGTACGGTGACGGTTGAGGCTGATATTGCTGGAGTTCATGGCGGCAGAGATACGCGCAGCTATTGGAAGCGCGTTTATGACAACGTGTCGGCGGTTATTGAGGGCAAGGCCAGCAGTGACCAGCAAAGCTATTCAATTGCAGGGCGTTCTCTTTCCCGGTACAGTTTCGAGGAACTTCTAACGCTCCAGGGAACGGCACGGGCGCATGTTATCAGGGAAGAACGTGCGGCTAACGGTAAGGGTGGCCGCAAGATTCTAGCGAGGTTCATTAAGCCATGAGTATGTTTGATCGTTTCCGCAAAAGTCCTCGCCGCAAACAACACATGCCGCGCGTCAGGGGCTATGACGCGGGGATTATTTCCCGCTTGACCTCTGACTTTAATGTCGCAGACAAGACGCCGAACCAGAATATCCACGTTGGTTTGAAGACAATGCGGGCGCGTTCCCGGCATCTTTTCCGCAACAATGACTATGCGCGTAAATATGGCAAGCTACTGGTGGCCAACGTGGTTGGGCCGCACGGCATCAAGCTCCAGATGCGGGTGCGTAATGATATTGGAAGCGGTTATGACACGCTTGCAAATGAGCGTATTGAGGCAGCTTGGCGCGAGTGGGGCCGTAGCTGCACAATGGATGGCCGTTATTCGTGGCTGGATGCCCAAAAGCAGGCCATTCAATCGGTGGCGGTGGACGGCGAGGTTATTATCCAGCTTGTCGAGGGGCGTAGCGCGGGGCCATACGGTTTCGCCATGCAATTTATTGAGCCTGATAAGCTAGACCATAACCTGAATGATACATATGGTGGGCGCAATATTCGACTAGGGGTTGAAGCGGATGAGTGGTCGCGCCCTATCGCCTATTGGTTTTTGAATGAACACCCAGAAGAGCATGGCCATCTAAAGGGTGGCCGTAAATATCGCCGTGTTCCTGCTGACCAGATTCTACACGCTTTCATGCCAGAAGAGATTGGCGCTTGGCGTGGCGTCCCCTGGTTACATGCCGGGATGCAGCGCCTAAAGATGCTGCACGGCTATGAAGAAGCAGAACTTGTAGCGGCTCGCTCAGCGGCTTCAAAAATGGGCTTTATTTATTCACAGGACGGTGACGGCTACGATCCTGACGATACGGACAGCATGGGCAACCTGATTCAAGAGGTGGAACCGGGCGTTATTGAGCAGTTGCCAGAGGGCAGCCGGTTTGAGGCGTTTGACCCGCAGCACCCTATGAGCCAATTTGGCGACTTCCTCAAGTCGATGTTGAGGGGTGTTTCTGCTGGTCTGGGTACTGCTTACAACTATCTTGCTGGCGATCTTGAAGGCGTTAATTTCTCCAGCCTGCGGCAAGGAAACCTGATGGAGCAGGATCAATGGCGAATTATTCAGCAATGGATGATTGGCGCCATTTGCGCGCCTATCTTCGAGCGTTGGCTCATTGCCTCGCTTGGCTCTACGGCGCTCAACTTGCCTGCGTCACGATATGAGAAGTTCAACGCGGCCACATGGCAACCACGCGGCTGGGCATGGGTTGACCCAGTTAAAGAAGCAAACGCAAATATGAGCGAGTTGGGCATGGGCGTTACATCGCGCACGATTATCGCGGCGGCTGCTGGCCGTGATTTGGAGGATGTGTTTAAGGATTTGAAGGCAGAACAAGAGTTGGCGGCGTCGATGGGGTTGAGTCTGTCGGACCCTGCTGCTCAAGAGCAAATAGAGGAGGCTGAAGATGCCTGAAGATAAAGACATGAAACTAACAGAACCCGGCCAGAGTGCCGGGTTTTTTAATGGCCGCAGCAAAGATGATCTGCGGTCCCTGGATCGTAATTTTAACGGCTCTATTTCAAGCCGTATGGACGGCGATTCAGAGAAGCCGGTTTTTGAGTTGTCGCTCTCAAGCGACATTGCTTATGACCGGGGCGATTACAAAGAGATTCTTGTGCATACGCCTGACTCCGTAAACCTGGAGCGGGCTGCACATAGAGGGCTTCCCTTGCTTCACAACCATAGGACCGATGAGCTTATTGGGCGCGTCGATGATGTTCGGGTGGAAGACGGGAAACTAAGAGGTGCAGTCAAGTTCGGAAATTCCCAGCTTGCCAAAGATATTGAGGCTGATGTCCGCGATGGCATTCGGTCTGATGTGTCTATTGGTTATCGCTGGGATGAGTGGGAAGAGGGGGCTGGTGAAGTCTCTGTGACCCGCTGGACCTTGCATGAAGCCTCAATTGTTGGCGTACCAGCGGACCATACGGTTGGCATGGGGCGCTCTAGTGAAACCACTCGAACAGAGGATAAACCTATTATGAGTGAAGAAGTAAAGCAGGAAGCTCCTGCAAATGATGAGGCTGTGCGCGCTGCTGCAACTGTCGCATCTGAAACGGCTGTAGCACAGGAGCGCAAGCGCGTTTCTGACGTTACGGCTTATTGTGCCAAGCGTGGTCTGCCAGAAATGGCTGATGAGGCTGTGCGGTCTGGTTGGTCTATGGATGAGACGCGTGAGCGCGTTCTTGATGCCAAGGACGCTGCCCAGGACGCGAAGCCTGCCGCTGAGAGCGGTGAAATCCGCGAAGAGAAGGCCAAGCCAATTGGCCTGACAACTGAAGACATTGACAACATCCGCATTGTGGATATTGTGAATTATCAGTTGAACCCGAATGATTCTGAGGCTCGCCGTAAGGCTGGCCATGCCATTGAGGCATCGCAGGAGTTTGTCCGCAAGAACAACCTTCCGCAGCCAAAGGGCATTGTCATCCCGCCTGAAGCCCTGTCTCGCTATATGACGGGCCGCATGGTTCGTGATCTGTCGGCTGGCACGGCAACAGACGGCGCGGAACTGGTATCAACGGACCTGCTTTCAGGCTCCTTGATTGACGTTCTCCGCAATCGTTCCGTTGTTATGGGCCTTGGTGCCACGACCCTTGAGGGTCTGGTTGGTGACGTTGCTATCCCGCGTGTTACCAGTGGCTCGGCTTCTGCATGGATTAGCACGGAAGGCGGCAACGCTGCACAGTCTGACCCGCAGTTCGACCAGGTTACGATGTCTCCGAAAACGGCTGGCACTTACACTGAAGTGACTCGCCAGCTTCTCCAGCAGTCCAGTATCGGCCTGGAAGCCTTCTTGCGTAATGATCTTGCGCAGGGCATGGCCACCCTGATTGATGCTGGTGCGCTGTATGGCTCCGGTTCATCTGGTCAGCCTACGGGTGTAGCCAACACCAGCGGCATTAACGCCCCAACGGCGTTTGCGGCTGCTGTTCCGACTTTTGCAGAAATGATCGACATGGAAACTCAGGTTGATGTTGACAACGCATTGGTTGGCACTCTGGCCTATTTGACCGACCCGACCACACGCGGCGGGCTGAAGTCAAAGGACAAAGGCACCGACACGGGCCAGTTCGTATGGATGGGCAATGAAGTCAACGGCTACAACGCGGTTGTCTCCAACCAGGTAACGGCTGGCGATGTGTTCTTTGGTAATTGGGCTGATGTGGTAATTGGCCTTTGGGGCGGCTTGGACATCCTTGTTGATCCTTACACCAATAGCCTGAGCGGCACGGTTCGCATTGTAGCTCACCAGAGCGTTGATGTAGCCGTTCGCCATGCTGTGAGCTTTGCTTACAACAACGATGGCGCGTAATAGCTAGTAGTTTGGGAGCGTCTTAGGGCGCTCCCTTCTATTTCTTAACAAAATTAAGGAGGTTTGCCATGAGTGGTGATCCAGTTGGTCAATTGACCATTGAAGAAGTTGTTCCTTGTGCCGTCAGGGCGAATGATGTTACGAGTGCTGCGGTTGATCTAAAGGACTATGTTGGCCGCGTTGCTCTGACTCTTGTATCTGCGGCTGCGTCTACCGCAGACACGTTGGACGCGAAGGTTCAAGATTGTGCTACTTCTGGCGGCTCTTATGCCGACATTAGCGGCGCGGCATGGACGCAGGTAACGGCTGCGGCTGACCTGACGGAAACCATCTACATTGATGCGGACGCCCAAAAGCGCTACATCAAGGTTGTTTGCGATCTGTCAGAGAATGGCGATGAGTCGTTTCCGTTTGCCGTTATCCTGGCTGGCATGAAACAGGTGCGATAATGCTGATTAAGGTATTGAAGGGCACTATTGTTGACGGCAAGAAGGTTGCCGCAGGCAAGACGGTCGATGCATCTGACTCCGCTGCTCTATATTTGCTTGCTATCGGCAAGGCGGAAGAGGGCAAGGCGAAGAAGACGCGCACACCAGAAGATGACCAGCCGATGACAACCCGCACCAGCGGGGCAACGGTCAAGAAGTCTAAAAAATGAGTGTTGAGAGTGCTGCTGACAGGCTGGCCATGCTTGCTGACTTTGGCCTGTCCTGTCGGCTCACCCTTGCCGCTGGCGGGCGTGTGAACTTTACGGCCATCCTGGATAATGAATATGCGGCGGCAGAGTTACTTGGGGACGTGGGAGTTGAGACTTCCGTTCCTATGCTGACTTGCAGAGCGGCAGACATTAGCGATGCCGCGCACGGGGATGCAGTGCGCATCACGGCGGAAGACGGAACAAAGACGAATTACACTATCAGGGGCATTCACCCTGACGGGACCGGCGTCACGGTCCTTATGTTGGAGGCGGCATGAGCCACATAAGGCAGCAGATCAGGGAAGCGGTTGCCACGGCGGTAACGGGCTTGGCCTGTGGCGCGACAGTTTATGAGAGCAGGGTTTATGACTTGCCCAAAGCAACAACACTGGCGCTCATTGTGGATTGCGGGGATGAGGCAATCGAATATACGACAATGACCGCACCCAGGACGGTGCAGGCCGAACTTGAGGTTAAAATTCAGGCGTTGGTTATCAATGCCACATCGCCAGAAGATAGCCGGGATACGCTTCTAAAAGAGGTACAGGTTGCTTTGGCGTCAAATGATCTTTCAGGCGTATTAAAGGGCGTTGGCCTGACGCTTGAGGGCGTCGAGACGGCTTACGAAGACGAGGCTGAAACCCGGATGATGATGTCAGAGATGACATGGCTTGCGGTTTATCACTTTGCAGAGAATGACCCAGAGACAGCACTATAAGGAGGCAGGCAATGGGCAAAAGAGTTAAAATGCAGTCTGGACAGACTGTAATTGAAATTTGGGACGATCAGGTTGATTACCTGACTTCCAAAGGCTGGAGTGTCGCTGTTGACTCACCAGAAATTGAAACGGCGGAAGAACCCGCCATAAATGAAGAGGATGTAGAATAATGGCTACACATCATGGGAACAGCGGCACAGTTGAACTTGGTGCCAATGCTGTAGGTGAAATCAAATCTTGGTCTGTAGATGAGACGGCTGAAACCGCCGACGATTCTGCAATGGGTGATACTTGGCGGAGCCATGTAACTGGCAAAAATAGCTGGTCCGGCTCTGTTGAGTGCCACTGGGACCCGGACGATACGAACGGGCAGGATGCGCTGACAATTGGCGCGAGCGTTACGCTCAACCTGTATCCAGAGGGCGATGGCTCGGGTGCTGATTACTACACAGGAACCGCTACTGTTGAGGGCATTTCTCGCTCTGTTCCGCAGGACGATATTGTCGCGGTATCCTTTACGTTTAAGGGTAACGGCGCTCTGACTGCCTCCACGGTGGCCTAATGAGCAGGCCAACACTAGCGGAGGCGTTGGCTGCTGACTACAAGGGGCAAGACATGCGATCGCGTGTCTTGTCCCTAGTTGTAGACGGAGAGGAGCTTGAATATGAAGTTTTTTGGCTCCCCATAAACCTTGCAGAACGGGCCAAGATAGCAAAGTTGGATGGCAACGATGACCAGGTTGTCGGCATCATAGTGATGAAGGCTCTTGATGAGCATGGTGAGCCTATTTTCACGATTAAAGACAAGCCCATTCTCAAGAAGTTTGCGCGGCCTGATATTCTGAGCCAGTTGGCGGCTGAAATGCTGCTTTCAATCAGCTTCGAGGACGCGGAAAAAAACTAACTAGCGATGCACTCTTGCGCGATGTCTATGCGTTAGGCGAGGCGTTGAGCAAGTCTGCATCGGAGATTATGGCCATGCCGCTGGATGAGTTCACTCATTGGCGGGCCTATTTTAAGATCAAGAATGAGGCGCAATGATGGCCGGACGCAAGTTAGAAACGACCCTAACAGCTAAAGACAAAACGAGCGCGGCCTTTGCCTCTGTCAATCGTTCTGTGGATGGCATGAAAAAGAGCATGTTAGGGGTCTCCGCAGCCATCGCGGTGGCTGTTGCCGGAACGGCAACGCTGGTCCAACGCTCTTTAAGTCTTGCTGATAGCATTGACAAGGCATCTGGCGCGGCGGGGATTAGTGCAGAGGGTTACCAGCGACTCAAATTCGCGGCAGGTCAAGCGGGCATTGCAACCGGTCAGCTTGACATGTCTCTCCTTGCCTTGGTCCGGCGCACGGGCCTCGCGCACAAAGGCAATACTACATACGCCAAGACATACGACGAGCTAGGCGTAAGTATTCGCAATGTGGGCGGTGGTTTGCGCGATCAAGAGGATATTCTGGAGGATGTTCTTCTTGCGTTATCCAAGATAGAAGACCAGGCCGAATTAACGGCGCAGGCCAGCGTCCTTTTCGGGGATGATGCCGGTAAGAAGATGGCGCTCTTGCTAAAAGACGGCATTGAGGGCTTGAACGAGTCACGGGACCGTGCCGAAGAGTTGCGCCTTGTTCTTTCTGGCGAGCAGATCAAAGAAGGTGTGGGCCTGGTCGATGCCTTCAATGAGCTTAAATCTGCGGCTGACGCAGAGACGGCGAGGGTTATCCTTGACAACGCGGAAGCTCTGGAGAAGCTGACGGGGTGGCTGGGCAAGGCTAGAAATTGGGCGATTGGTGTTCTGGCTGATGCAACAACGGGCTTTGATTATCTGGGCAAAGTCATTGGCTTTATTGACAAGACGCCGCTCGAGGCGGTTCGCCTTGAAGCGAATCTGCTCTTGCGCGATATGCAGGACATGGCCCCTGAGTCGGAGGAATATAGAAAAGCGGCTGCACGGGTTAAAGAGCTTGTAGAGCAGCAAAACAATTTGCTGAATGCCAAAAAAGAAACCGCAGAAGTACCAGTGAAGCCGGAGGCAGAGGAGGTTATTGATACAACCCCCTTGATGGAAGGTATTGAGGCAGACAAGCAAGGTGCTATTGACGCCGCGAAGGCTGCTGAGAAAAGGGCTGCTGATATTCTAGCGGTTAGGCAATCGCTCAGAACAGAGACGCAGATGCTCAACGATGAGCAGGCCAGACTAAACGCGCTTATGGGTGAGGGAGGGCTTACTCAGTCAGAGGCAACGGCGGCGCTGATTAACTATCGTGACACCCTTCCGTCCGCGATAGAAGCGCAGCGCATATATGATGATGCGGTTGCCGATGGAGCGGCTATTACTGAGGCATATTTGGACCCGCAAGAGCGGTTAAATCTTGCCATCGGTGAGCTAAAGACGCTCTTGGTCGCCGGGACAATCACGCTTGGCACTTATAACAGAGCCGTTTCTGATTTGAAGAGCGAGTCTATACTGGCGGCGGATACCATGCAGGGCGCTATGGCGCGGGCATTTGATGATATTGACTACCGCATGGCAGAGATTGACATATTCGCGGGCGATATGTTTGGCGGCATGGAAAATGCGGCTAAGAGTGCAGTGAACGAAATTATCAGCGAGTTCTATCGCCTGATGGTGATCAAGCCGCTGATGGATGCGCTTTTTGGCGACAAACGAGGCGAGGGTGTCGTCGGCGGCCTGCTCGGCGCCCTGCTCGGCGCCCCCAAGGAGGGAAAGGCGGCTGGTGGCCACGTTTCTGGTGGCACGGCTTACCTTGTTGGCGAAGAAGGGCCGGAGATATTCAAGCCCAACACATCCGGCGACATTATCCCCAATCACAAGCTGGGGATGTCTTCGCCGAATGCTAGCGGCGTAACGGTGGTGCAGAATATTCGCTTTGATGTCGGGCTTGAGAGTGTTGACCAGAGAATTGAGCAGGCAACACCAAGAATTGCAAACGAGTCTGCGCGGGCTGTTCGTGATGCCCAGCAACGCAGCGGCGGGGAGTATATCTGATGGCAATCACGTTTCCTCTCAATATGCCTGATGATGATTGGACATCTGCCAAGGTTGGCGTCCAGTTTAACAACCTGACAAATGTATCATTGAGCAATGTTGCGCAGACGATAAGCAAGCCGGGTGATCTGCTGATGCTGGAGTTCTCGCTTCCTCCAAAGTCACGCGCTGATGCGGCTGCGTGGCAGGCGTGGGGCCTCTCTCTTAGGGGTTCGTTTGGCTCTTTCTATGGGTACGACAGAACGGCGACTACGGCGCGTGGCGTGGCCACGGGGACGCCGTTAGTCAATGGCGCGGACCAGACAGGCTATGAGTTAATAACGGACGGGTGGACAACGGGCCAGACTGGCATTCTCAAGGCTGGTGATTGGATTGAGGTAAACGGCCTGCTCAGGATGGTTGTTGCGGACTCGGACTCTGACGGCCTTGGCAATGCAACGCTGGATATATCGCCGGGGTTATGGCCGGGGCAAGAGCCTGCCGACAATGCTGCAATTACGGTTTCTAATCCAAAGGGCAAATTCCGCTTGGTTGATGATATGGTTTCTTGGGATATTGACCTTATAGAAATGGGCCGCATGAAGTTCTCAGCCGTTGAGGATTTGCGCACATGAGCAGGGGCGTAACGGCGGCTTTTGATACGGCGGCAAATTCCTCGACGGTCAACGCGGCATTCCTGGCAAAACTTGATTTCTCATCCGGTATTGTCCGCGTATGGTCTGGAATAGGCCAATTGTCATGGAACAGCCAGACTTGGGAGGGTGTAGGTGAGTTGGGTTCGGTTTCCGCTATACAGGAGCAACCTGGCGCAGTGGCCACGGGGCTGAATCTTGGGCTTTCTTTTAATGATTCCTCGCTTCTCACAAGCGTTCTGACTGAAGATTACCAAGGCCGGGCGGTTAATGTATGGCTTGCTCTATTTGACTCTGACAACGCTGTTGTTGCTGATCCGTTCGAGTACTTTGGTGGCCTGATGGATTATGCTGAAGTTAAGCGGTCAGGGGACAAGGCGTCTATCTCTATTTATTGTGAGAGTTGGATGCGTGTTCTTGAGCGCAAGAACAGCCGCCGCAGGACTAATCACGACCAGCAGGCTCGCTTTTCTGGTGATCTTGGCTTTGAGTATAACGCGGAGATACAAGATACTCCGGTCAATTGGGGCCAAGCTGACGCCAACCAAACCAAACAATCCCGCAAGAATCTTCGCAAGATCAACAAGTGAGGCGCGACGATTGGCCTGAGAGGCTTGTTGAATATGTTGGGCAGCATGAAGCCGCCTCTTTTTCATGGGGCAAGCATGACTGTTGCACGTTTGCCGCTGGTGCCGTTGAGGCAATGACTGGCATCCGGTGGATGGAAGAGTTCACGGGGCGGTATGAGACAGAAGAACAGGCCGTTAGCGCCTTGAGGAATATTGGCGCTGGTGACTTGTACCGCACTATTCGCAATAAGTTTGGCAAGCCTATGAAGCCTGCGGCTGCGCAGCGCGGGGATTTGATGTTGGCCAGGATGGATGGCGCTCCAAGTCTCCTGATCTGCGTTGGCAGAGAGGCCGTTGGGCCGGGTGTTGGTGGTCTTGTTCGCCTGCCAGTCTCAGATTGTAAGTTCGCCTGGAGGATTTGATATGCCGCAGATTATACCTGTAGTGGTTGGGGCGGCTCTGAAGGCCGCAGGGCTAGGAAAGATTCTAACAGCCATCATTACGCTGGCCGTCACCGCCGTAACTTCGCTGATATTTAAGCCAAAGAGCAATCTTGGCGATATTGGAACTGTTATCAATATGTCAAGGGACGCTGCTGCGCCACGGGAATATATCTATGGGCGCACCAGAACGGGCGGAACAATCCCCTATCTGGAAAGCACGGGGACAAAGAACGAGATTCTTTGGCTGGTCTCTGACTATGCGGACCATGAGGTTGATAGTTTCGAGAGCTTTTACATTGATGATAAGCTAGTAAGCGTCTCCGCCAACGCCGTTACCACGTCTCCATATAACGGGTTTGCCTACGTCTACACAAAGAGCGGGCAAGACAGTCAAACGGTTGAGACTAATCTGGACGCAGCCTCTACTAATTGGACTACAAACCATCGCTTGCGCGGCTGTGCCTATGCGGTCTGGAAGCTGATTTATGACCGGGATGTGTTCCCAACGGGCCTGCCTAACCTGTCTGTGGTGGTGAAGGGTCGCAAGGTCTACGACCCCCGGCTAGATAGCACGGTATCTGGCGGCAGCGGCTCCCACAGGGACGATGACGCTACAACGTGGGAATGGTCAGAGAATCCGGTTCTTGGCTTGTTGGACTATCTGAGGGACAGCTTTATTGGTCCGGCCTTCCCCATGTCTGCTTTCGATACGGACAACCTGATTGCGGCGGCTAATGTGTGTGATGAGTCCGTAACGGTTAAAGCTGGCGGCACTATCTCCCGATATGCTGTGAACGGCATAATCAATTCAGACCTGACCCACAAAGATGTTGTTGACTTCTTCTCGGACGCGATGGCGGGGACAATTACATTCACGGGCGGCGTTTTCAGGATGCACCCAGGCGAGTATGACACGCCGAACACTGACACGCTGGATGAGAGCAATATCATAGAGCTTGTTAGCTGGAAGCCTGCGCCATCACGGCGCGAATTGGTAAATGAGGTCAACGGCCTCTTTGTTGATGCCGACAAGTCTCACCAGCCGTCAAATTATCCAACGATCTCTGACGCTACGGCAGTAACCGAAGATGGCGGGGATGTTCTCCCGCTCACGCTGGATTTGCCGTTTGAGCAAGACAACAGACGGGCGCAGCGTATCGCGACCATCGCCAAGAACAGGGCGAGGCAGCGCGGGGAGGGTGTTATTCGGTGTAACTTGTCTGCGGCGGGCGTCCGGGTGTGGGACAACCAGAAATTCACGCTTTCTGATATGGGTTGGACAGACAAGGTTCTCAAGATCACAAGCTGGACGCTTAATCCGGACCTGACTATTGACCTTGGGGTTAAAGAGGAAGCAAGTTCCGTTTATAGTTGGACGGCGGCAAGTGATGAGCAAGATTACGACGATCCTGCCGGGTCCGTTTCTGTAGTAGATTTTGCCGTTGTTAATCCCTCTGGTCTATCGGTCTCCACGGGGACGCTGGTTGGTTCGGACGGGACCAAACTGCCTGCTCTTGAGGTTACATGGACAGATCCGGGGCCGTTCGTGATTGGAACGGAGGTCCAGCTATCAAGTGATGATGGCACAACGTGGCTGAACTACGGAACGGCTCCAGAGGAAAGTGGCGACGGCGCTATTATCACAGGGCTAGTTAAAGGGACGACGTACAAGGTCAGGGTTTTCCACATATCCAACGGTATGATGCGCTCTGACACGCCAGCCGTAAGCGGCTCTATCAGCGTGACGGACTCCACTATTGCCGGGACTATCCTTAACCAGGGCGGCTTGGCGGTCTTAGATACTGTTGACACGGCGGAGATTGCTGATGAAGCAGTCACGACGGTTATCTCTGCGACAGTAGCAGGACCGCGTTCTCTTTCTGATAAGTATGACGGCACACCAGAGCGCACCGGCTTTGGCACGTCTACGGTTGACGATGAGATGTTCACGCAGAACAACTTCACCGATTATTGGGGCGAGGCCGTTGTTGAGTTAGATATTACAGTTGACGCAGATACGGTTAATGAGCCAATCGAAATAAAAGTCAAGATGCTTCTTCAATCAACGGGGTTTTCGGGTTCGTATCTTGGTCTCTACGCTAAAGTTGGCGTTGAGAAGTCCGGAACCGTTGGGATTAGTGAGTGGCTGCTAGGGGATGATGGTGGTCCTAGTCTCACCGATGCTGACGGGACTGATCCAACCTTGGACAATTGGGAGAAGGTTGCCACGCTCGACGAAGATGCGGCTGGCACATATGCCAATTGGTATAATGATAGCTATATATGGACGCCTACCAGCACGGGCGATTATACATTTTGCATGGCAATGACAATCGGCGACTGTTCTGCCAACCATGCCACCGACGACATGGACGCAGAGTCTATCCAAGCCTATGCGTTGGTTCTGAGGGGTAAATAATGAGGCAGAGAAATTATGCCATTTGGGATGAAGTGACGGGCGACATTCTTGAGACGGGGCATTGCCCGCCGCGTTCTCAGTTGCGCAAGTTAGAGAGGCTCCGCCCAGGCCAGAGAATGTATGTCTCAGACGGGCCAATGGTGAAGATTAAAACACACAAGTTTGACCCTGAGACGGGGAAGCCGGAGTTAAAGAGGTGATATATGCCGGAATGGATAGACAGTCTATTGCTAGGCTATGGGCCGCTAGGCGCATGGCTGGCGTGGCAGCTAATCCGCGACAGAGCGCAATCAAAGACCATCTCGGAATTGACAGAAGCCCTGAGCGAAAATGCCAATTCGCAACAGACTATTGCACAAGCAATTACGGATATTCGGACCTATCTGATGGGGCAGGGTCGATGATGTTGCGTAAGATCAAGAGGGCATTAAGTTCAAAGCAGGAGTGCGAGAAGCGGGCTGTTGATGTTATAGAGAAGCACAAGAAAGCCAATGATGCTCTGAGAACAGAGTTGGGGAAATTATCAGAGGCATTGAAGCAGAAAGAACATGTTTGATATTAGCACACTAGATATTATCAGGGATTACTTCGGCTATATGATGATCGCCATGATGTCCATTTGGGTCTATCAGCGGTCAAAGTGGATCAGCGGTACAGAAGGCGCAATGCGTATGGACGCCAGGGCGGTTCAATGCGTTTGCCTGTGCATGATTGTTTCTATCATGGCTTGGCAGATTACATGGCCCATTGTCGGCAATTCTTATCAGGAAATAGGGTTCGTTCTATTTGCTATCTTTACCCGCGTCTGGCTTGTTGTGAGTGCGGGCATGGCCGTTATCTCCCATTGGAATATGACAGAAGGCGCGAATGGCGTAAGAAATGCCCAGAGAATAGGCTTCATTGCCTGTGCTTCGGCAGCGGGGCTTATCCTTTAGATATACCAAAGCATATAAATAAAAACATTTGATATATATTGATATATCATCTATATTATTGAACGGCGCAATTAGCATAGGAGAAACCAAATGAGTAATTACGCAGAAATCATGCTGGACACATCAACGGCAGTATGACTATATCTCTTACAGATGAGCAGCTTCAAGAAGCTGTTGACTTGCTTGCCCGCCACAAGATTATTGCTGAGGCGTGTAAGCATTCGCGCTGGCCCTGCAAGCAGGCCGGATTTTCCCACCGATTAAGAACGGCCCGTGAAGCCGGGTTCGTGCCGCAAGACCTTCCTGTTGAGGTTAGTGAGGTTGATGTCTTGAAGCAGGAGCTTCGGGATGTTCGCCTGCAACTCACGCAGATGAAGAGCGATGAAATCACGCGCAGCAATGTGCGGGATTGGGTTGGTCTGATAAGCGATAAAGACCCAGAGCCACCAAAGTGGCTGGTCAAGAAAAGCTCCTCTGGCGTTATGGGTGTTCCTACCCTGTTTGCCTCTGATTGGCATTGGGGCGAAGTTGTGAACCCTGATGAGATTCATGGCGTAAACAAGTTCAACCTGGATATTGCAAAAGAGCGTTGTCGCAAGCTAGTGACTACGGCGGTCAATCTCCTACACCAAGAGTTCAGAAGTGCGGATTATCCGGGCATTGTCTTTGCCTTGGGCGGGGACATGGTAACGGGCGACATCCACGAGGAATTGTCCAAGACCAACGATGCTCCGATCATGCCCACGGTTGTTGACCTGTTCGAGAACCTTATCTGGTGCATCAGCACCCTTGCCGATAAGTTCGGCAAGGTATATGTCCCCTGCGTGACGGGGAATCATGGTAGAATTACAAAGAAAGTGCAGGCAAAGGAGCGGAACGCCACCAACTTCGATTGGCTGGTTTACTGCCTTCTGGAAAAGCATTTCTGTGAGGATAACAGGGTTCAGTTCAATATAGCAGAGGGGTCGGATTGCTTGTTCCGCATATACGGGCATGAATATCTTCTGACCCACGGCGACCAGTTTCGGGGCGGTGACGGGATTATTGGCCCGCTTGGCCCGATCACGCGAGGACGGCACAAGAAGGCATCTCGCAACGCGGCCATTGATATGGACTTCCAGACCATGATGGTCGGGCACTTTCACACCCTTATGCAGCTACCCAACCTGATTGTTAATGGGTCGCTCAAGGGGTATGACGAATATGCCTATCAGGGGAATTTCTCGTATGAAGTCCCGGCGCAGGCATTGTGGATTACACATCCACAGCGGGGCATCACGCACCAGATGCCAATTTACCTTGAAGAACCAAAAGCAGGAGCGGAGAAAGCATGGGTAAGCTGGACAAAATGACGGTTGGAGAAGTTCTGCAAACGGCGGATAGCCTGGTGACAGGGGACCGCGCAGAACAACACGGCGATATTCGGGAGAATCACCGCAATATGGCAAGAATGGTCGGGGCCTACCTTGGGACACCGATTAGTGAGGAACAGATGGCGGGCATCATGGTTTGTATAAAGCTGGCCCGAACCAAGGCAGGCTCGACTAACCCTGACGACTTTGTGGACATGGCCGCCTATGCCGCGATTATGGGGCAGTTGGCAACAGAGGGAAAGCCTGAAAGCCTCCCCCAAAAGCAGATTAGCGCGAATGTTGCTGGGGCCTATGAGGCGAGGGTTAATGGGGGGCGACATGTTCCTAACAACTGACGGCAACAGAGTGCCTTGGCGATGGAACAGCTTTACACCCTCTGAAATGCTCTGTCGGTGTGGCTGTGAGTCCATGATTGATGAGCAGTTCATGGACAGCCTTCAGTGGCTGCGGGACGCTTTCGGTAAGCCCATGCCTATCACAAGCGCACATCGTTGCCTTGACCACAACAAGGCTGTGGGCGGAAGCCCCAATAGTGGGCATTTAACGGCCCGTGCAGCGGATGTCCGTGTGAAGTGGGGCGATGCCCTAGAGCTAGTGTGTTTGGCTCATAGGAGGGGATTTACGCGCATTGGCGTGAACCAGACAGGCCCATATGACAGGCGGTTTATTCATCTTGGTATGGATAAGCCTGAAAAGACCATCTGGAGCTATTGATGGGAGAGGTTTTGTTTATAGATGAGTACAGGAAGAAGAAGCAGCAAGACTGCCTTGACGCCGTCTCGCTTATCCTACAGGAACTCGACTGCGATGGCTTTGAGGATGGGGATATTCCAGCAGAAGAAGATTCCCCCGAAGCGGGGTAAGGGAAGCTACAAACGTAAACTAAAGCATGGAGGTAATCATGCAGACACTGATTGATCGACTGAAAGAGCCAAGCACTTATGCTGGCCTGTCCGGGCTGGCGCTGTTGTTTGGTCTGACGCAAGACGAGTTTGACCTGTACGTTGGCGCTATCGCTGGCGCTCTGGGTTTCGTTGCGATCATCATGGCTGAGTCCAAGTGAAATGGCTTGGCCTCGTTGGGTGCGTTGGCCTTCTTGGGGCCTGCGCCGTCCTTCCCCCAATCGCTTGCGGGACGGAGAGGACAATACACGCCTTAGCGGTAGTGGGGACGCGCCCCGCAGAGGCAGCGGTAATAACGAAGATTCACGAGAGGAGAGTGTGTGATGAAAGCACTGACTAATATTCTATCTACCCTGGTATTTGTAACAATCAGCACCAGTGCTTTGGCGGGCGACAAGAACAGCTTTTGGGTGCGGGAGCAATCCGCCTTGTTTCAGGCCGGGTTCTCAGGAACCGCTTGTTCCAAGCTCCCTACGCCGGGCGTCATGCTCGACGGGCAGACTAACTGCATCAAGGCTCCGCAGACCTACCTATATAAGAAGGTTGATGAAGAAGGCCGTGTCACCAAAGAGGTTCGACGGCTGGAAGATACCTATTCGGAGCAATGCACGCGTTCAGTTGACGCCAATGGGAATCCGGTTGAGATTTGCTCTGTAGAAGTAACCAGCGGCCCGTCTGCTGACATTAACTTCACCCGCCGTCAAGAGTTCTCCATCATGGGGACTACGCTTGGCAATGGCGAGTCTTCATCCAACAACCGTGGCACTACGTCTATCGGCCTAGCGGCTGCACGGCGGTCCACACAAGAGCCAGTTGAATGATAGGGTATCTGGCCTGCTTCCTGCTTGGGGTGATTGCCACCTTATTCGGGCAGGCTCTATATGTGCGACATTGGTATACACACAAGTTCAAGCCAGACTTTGACAACATAACCTGGCCGTAATCCCTCAGTGAAGAATTAGCCCCGCTTGACCTAACGGTTGGGCGGGGCTTTTCTTATGCCAGTTCCTCTTTACCCATTCTTCCTCACCAGCTTCTTTCCACAATGACGACAGCCGCCCGAATATTTGTAATCATGCCCGAACCGAAAGCAGTCAATCTTTCTCCCCACCCTCTGAAAAAGGGACAGCTTGTGCAGATACGGAGCGTATGGGTTAGGCTTCATCACTCAGTTGCGCTCTAGAATTGATTTCCTTGCTCGCAACTCCTTTTCCAGTGCAGAGATTTTTTTATCCTGTGATTTTATGACCAGCGCCATAAACAGGCAGGCAACCCCGGCGATAGAGGTGATTAAGCCAAATACCGCAGTTATCATCACTCTTTCTCTCCTACAGCCCGCAGCATCGCGATGGCAAATGCGGTGGCGGGGCTGTTTTTAGCACACCCCATGACGTCCATATGATCGTGGTCTGGCCGCTTGCCGGGTTTATATAAAAAGGCGTCCGCCATAGAATCACAGGCCCAGTCCCACCCCGGCATCGCGTCAATGGCGGCTTGGGCGATTGCTTCAATCAGGCTATCCGCTTGCTCTTCGGCCCACGGGTGCCATCCGTGCTCTGTTTCTTCGTCGGTGTCGGGCTTTCCGGGGTGGCTTTCAAAATACGTGCACAAGGCGACAGTGAGATTGTCGCACCAGTCATCTTCCGGGCCAGCGGTTATACCACCTACGGCGAACCTCACGGCTTCCAGTGTTGCTTTGTCAGTCATTGGACGTAACCCCTGCCTTGTGCCGCCTAGCAGCGGGGCCGTTACAGACCTCAAACTCCCCCTGGATCAGGATGCCATTCTCGAATTGGATGAACGCCTGCTGATTGCCGTGCCCGCAGCAAGCGTTACGAACCCCCGGTAGATTGTGCAGGCATGGGTCGTTGTCGTCGTAATCCTTGGGGTCCAGCCCGCACCTAGCACAAGGCCGGGCGTTCTCAGGCGTGCACTTCTCGTCAGTGTCGCAATAATAGGGACCATCGTCTTTGATCACAGTGCCGTGGCCATGCATGTAGCCAAAACCTGAACCCTCGAAGGGCAAGACACCCCGTCCAACACGCCGCAATGACGGTGGGCGCTTTGGGGGGTTGCTCGGACCCGGCACTTTACCCCGCTCTTTCGGAACATATTTGCCTTCATCCATCGTCTTGCTCCTGTAGTGCTGCCTCAATTCTCTCTTGAAATTGATGACCAAAGGCCGGGCAGGCCGCTCCCCACTCAATGGTCCTGTCCATATCCGCGAGTAACTCCCGCAGCCGCTCGTTCTCTTTGGTGAGCGCGTCGATGATGTCGGCGGCCACTGGTTCAACCAGCAATGCGCCCCGTTCTTTAGCTGTTGAGGCACCGCCCCAAAAGTATTCCCCCGACGACACAACGTAGGCGTCACACTGCGAATACCCCGTGACCTGCGATTGCGTGTGGTATTCCGACTTGAAGCAAAGCGTTCCATTAAACAGGAACAATCCTTCGGGGCATTCATCAAGGCTCACAAGATCAATCTTCATCGAACTGCCCCGGCTTGGTTGGGTCGAATTTAGTCATTGGTAGCCTCCTTATCCTGAATATCCCTTGAGCTTGACCATTTCGTTCATCATGTTGAGAATAATCATGGTTTCATCGCCTAATAGTGTTCCTTTTCGCGTCTTGTTCCAATGGTCATAGGCTTCTTCAAAGGTGAAGTAGCGGCAACCTGCAATTACTCGAACAAGACCATCAGAACAAGGAACGGCAATAAAGGCATATCCGTCAGAGCGCATGATGCCAGAGATCAGTGCGTTGCCAAAGACCCGTGTGTTGTCAAAGACCCGTGCGTTGCCAGAGACCCGTGCGTTGTCAAAGACCCGTGCGTTGCCAGAGACCCGTGCGTTGCCAAAGACCCGTGCGCTGCCACAGACCTGTGCGTTGTCAGAGACCAGTGCGTTGTCAGAGACCAGTGCGTTGCCAAAGACCCATGCGTTGTCAAAGACCCATGCGTTGCCAGAGACCCGTGCGTTGTCATGGACCTGTGCATCTCCATAGACCCGTGCGTTGTCAGAGATCAGTGCGTTGCCATGGACCAGTGCGTTGTCATAGACCCGTGTGTTGCCAAAGACCCGTGCGTTGTCAGAGACCAGTGCGTTGTCAAAGACCCATGCGTTGTTCTTGTGCGATAGGTTATCTTCGCTTTCAATGAAGCCGCCAAGATCGCCTTCTTTAACGCCACCAAAGTCACGCAAGGCTTTGATACGGAATAAACCTTGTTCGTTTGTTTCGTCTGTCAGTTCGTACTTTTTCACTTGTCTTTTCATGCGAAGTCCCTCACCGCTTCACTCCCATCACGGATCTGCACTGGTTTAGTTGGGTCAAATTTAGTCATGGTTTATTTTCCCGTTTGCTTCAAATACGGCTTGCGCCCATCCCCTGGGCGTGGCTGACCGGATGTTCTTGGTTTTGAGGGACTTGCCCCCCAGCTTCTTCCATGCACGGTTTGAGCTTGTTGTCGTGCCATCAGCCCTCACCGCCGTTTCCATAATTGGTTCCACAGGTTTCTTCTCAGGCACAACAAATCCACCACCATGCCAGATGCAGGTCAGTTTGGTATAGGCATCCTGCGGGGCTATGTAGTCGGGCCACAGTGGGTGTGGCTCACCTTCTGGCAGGTAGCCACCATAGTCGCAGGGGTCGAAGGTCAGGTCTGGTTTGCGCCAGAGTGTGCTGACACGGCCCCTGGGGTTCTCCAGATACCAAGGGCAGCCAATTGCTTCTGCAATCTCCACACCCCACATAACCATGTCCATTGCCTTCTTCTGGAAGTCAGGATCACGCTCTGCCTTGGCCTTCCAGTGGCGGGCACCAGAAGATGCGAGGTCGGTGCATGGCGGGAACATTGAGATTAGCCCAGCGTCAACGCCTTTCGCCAAAGCACGGTCTGGTGGGCTAGTAACGTCCCAATTGATAAAGTGGGCGTTGTTCTGGTGGTGCGTTGGCCCTGCATGTTGGATGTCGCAGTTAAGGACTGAGTATCCCGCTTCTGCCCAAGGTCGGCCAGCTACACCAGTGTAATCAAAAAGAGACAAAACAATCATCCGAACTCTCTCACAACTGCATCCACATCACTAGGCAGCAGACCAGGAATAACGTGCTCACAGATATAGTTCAGTGTTTGATTGTAAAATTCCCTGAACTCATATTCGCCCATCTTGGCGAAGGATATTGAGCGCGGCATTGGAACAGCATCGCCGCCCGGTGTCATAATCCAATCCACATGCCCCACACCAATCTTCACGATCAGCAGGAACTGCTTGGCTGTGTATTCTGTGTTGTCAGCACAATGTCTAATCATGGCAAAGAACAGGCGGTGAAAGTCAGGGTTGCGCGGCTTGCTTCCCTTCAATTCTACAAGCGTTCCAATCTTTGTCTTCTCAAAGAACTCCTGGGCCTTCGCACTGGCTGGTACAAACCCGACATATTCCCTGCGGTAAAAAGCCTTTTCATCTTCTTCACTCATTGTAATTCTCCCATAGTTCTTGTGCGATCTGTTCAAGGTCCAGGTTATGCTGCTCCTCAAACATCTTCCACCCTATCGCGTGAATAGCCCCCTTGCCGTGCTGGTGATGCTCTGGGCAGAGTGGAACAACCCAGCGGTCATCTCTTGGTGACACCGTTGTTAGGTGGTGGGCGGAAGCAGGGCGCTTGCACACTAAGCAACCCTGCTCCCTTACAAAGTCCAGATACTTACTCAACTTGTTCTTCTGGGCTTTGGGCTTGATCCTGCCGTGCCTTGGTGCTTTCGGCAGCATCAGTGTTTAGTGGCCCCCTTCATGTCGATCACCAAGGGATGTCATCATTCAGGTCATCAAGGCTGTTGCTCGACTCCTGCTTCGGCTTCTGCCCGCCTTGCGGCAAAGACAGCTTCCCAGACAGGAAGGTTCCGTTCTTCCCCTGCTTCTTCCACAGGGCAACGCGGTATTCTACACCTTCGACGGTTGTCTTGCCCGTGAAGTCTGGGCGGGCATCATTGCCGTCTTTATTGTTCGTGAAAATTACGATGTTCAGTTCTTCGTCATACTGGCTCATGCTGCTTCCTTCTCTGTTAGAGCATCTGTTTTCCGCTTAACCAAATCTTCAATGGCCCTGCACTTCTCCAGGTCATTGACCTTCAGAAGATCAAGGTATTCCTCGTTACCATCAAGGGCGGTGGTGATTGCCTTGACGCTGCTAGCCTTTTGAATGGCCTTGTAGATTTCCCGCGCCTTGTCAACTGGTGCATCAGACTGAACGCCGGTTGTTGCACTCTCACTTTTCGGCTCAACAGGTAGGTCTTCACCGGCGTAGATGTAATGGCCCAGACCAAACAGGGCGAACACCTTCACCATGCACCGCTGCTTGGCGGTATTGATCGCCCATGCGTCAGGGTTCTGGATTGCCTTGTTCTTATGGTCCATAACGGGCAGGGTGAATGACCTAATACAGCCACCAATGGTGACATTGCACTTTACAGCGGCAGAGCCGTCACGGTAGTACTGCACATCATTGTGTGTGGTGGCAGTTTCTGTGCTGCGCTCATACGATGTGAAGGTGATATACATGTCAGGATAGTGCTCCATCATCACCGCCCAAGCATGTGCCCATGACAGATAGGTGAGCTTTACGCTCCCGGCCTGCTTGGTTTCCGTCATGCTGGACACATCAATGGCAGAAAGCTTCTGCCAGATTTCTGCGTAATTACTCATTTGGTTTCTCCTATATTGATAGCACCGTTTTTGGCGCGTTTTGCTGTTACGCCGTGACCTTCGGCAAGGCCAACGTCCTTGCTGATAAGTCCCTTCATCGCCTTTTTAGAGGCATCGAATTTCTTTGATGCGGCCTGATACTCAATAAAGTCAGCGGCTGCATCGGCCCATTTGTTGTTCCCGGTCATGTCAACCTGGCGCAACTTGTCAGGCATGGGAGCCTCGACCTCAATAGCTACTGGTCGCTCCCCTGTCTTTACACAATCCCAAAAAGCCTGTTCTGCCCGCAGTACGTCAATGGCGTAAATAGGATCATGTTCGACATCAAAGAAAACATGTTTTTGGGTGCCAATGAAGACAGACAGAACAGCGCGATCTGCACCAAGGCAATCCATATTGTGATGAAGCTGGGGCATATACTTTGCCAGCACTTCATCCTCTTTGCTCCAAGCATTAACGTGCTTGGCTTCCCATACAGCATCAGTGATGCCCATAGGATCGTCGTTCTCACGCAGCACCCCGTCCAGCGTGGCAGTGCGCCATGTATGTTTACAGTGGGTGACTTCGCGGCCCATTTCCAGAACCTCGCGCCCGGTCTGCTTGCCGTACCAGTAGGCGTTCAGGGGTTCGGTGAACTGCCCCATGACTACAGGAAGGTTGTCGTCCAGGTTTTTGTGCTCCCTTTCGCCGCGCTTCTCAAGCCACAGTTCTTCAATCCATTCCGAATTGCCAGACATGATCGTGTTTGCATCAGAGCCGCCAATTGAGTTAACTCGCTTGGCTATCTGTTCCTGGGACAACCCCCCTAGGTTGATATTCAACATTCAGCTTCTCCACTAGCTCTTTGCATTGTTCTCTGACATCTTCCCGCTGCTGGGCATCCAAAAGCTCAGGGTTTCGGATGATGGTGCCTGCCACCTTGCAAAGCTCCGCCGTCAACATTTCACCGGGGTCGAAGTCTTCTTCCCCATCAATCGTTGTGTCTGTCATAGCGACATCCCTATCTGGATGAACATGGCGAGAGCCAAAACCATTACGAGACTGGTGAACATTCTCATCCAAATTTCTCCCCCAGATTATAGGCTTCCGCGTCAACTTCCTTGCTTACCCTGTCAATAAACAGGTCAAGGTCATGGAAGTCAGCATCGTCTATCATAAGCGAACCTGCCGCCAACAGTGCTGCATGCGCCGCGCCCAAGAGCACCTCAACAGCGCGGGCCGTCTCTCTCTTTTCTTCTTCTGAGTAAATCATTTTACTCTCCAGATACGAAGTTCATCGCCTTCGGCACGGGACAAGAATTTCTTGCCGGGGTTTCTGCGAATGAAGTGTGAGGCGGCGGTCTTGGCTGAATTGCCTTTATCAGCCGGGACCAAAAAAGAATCCCCTACTTCCATTTCAGCCCAAGGATATTTGGTTTGGCCCGGTGGGGGGATTGGCACGTTCTTTTCGATAACAAAGTTCATCTGTTTCTCCTTGCGATTGCCATTATACAGCAATGAATTTTCCTGTCAATTAATTTTTTGCAACCAACAATGTTGACGCGCCGCCCAATCTGAATTATCTTGTTGATGTTGGGTCGCAGCGTGGACCAGCGGTAACTGGTCAGGGTTTTGGTTGTATTTTCCCCGGTTCTAAGCAGGTATTGAATCCTGCCTGCGACCCACCCAACAGGAGAAAAAGATGGGAAAGATGCAGAGGCGCAAGGGATACGAGTTCGAGCGCCAAATCACCAACTGGTTCAGGGAGAATGGTGTGTGGGCACAACGTGTCCCCCTCTCTGGTGGCACCAGTTATGCAAAGGGTGATGTAGATATTTACCTGGCGGGCATGGAAGCCGACCCGACAGTTGCTGAGCTAAAGGTTCGCGCAAAAGGCTTCACTAATCTGTACGAATGGCTGGAAGAAGAAGGCGTCGATATACTGATTATCAAACAGGATCGGCATACGCCCCTTGTTGTCATGCCCATTGAGTACTTCATCGAAAACTGGAGAGAAGAAGATGAAACGATGGACTAAAGAAGAACACGACAAGCTGGAAATTCTGGTGGAAGAGGGCAAAACCCGGAAAGAAATCGCAGAGGCTCTGGGCCGCACCTATCAATCTGTTGCCTCTCGCGTCATGGCCTATGGATATGATGTCAAGAGTGGTGCCAAGAAAACCAGCAGGGGCTTATCCCATGACAAGGCGGGTGACTACAAGGCTACCCAATTTGGTCAATGGCCCGAAGGCATACGCTTTGAAGATGACCCCCGTGCTTGCCGCCCGGAACCCCGCCTGAATATGACCCGCCCGAATGTCGCGGTGTTTCGCTCCAGCATGGAGTTGAACGCATGAGTGCCGAAGCAACTGCGTGGGCTTTCGCCCTAGACAACCTCTCAAATTCACAAAGGCTGGTCCTGATATACCTATCAAACAGCGCAGACTGCAACAACATGGTTTCTATTGACCGCAACGGGGTTTGTTCGCTTGCAAGGCTAGCGGCGTTCTCAAACGAGACAGAGGAGCGCGTTGAATACATATTGGATTGCTTGCGGGCGGGCAATCTGATTGATTTTGTAGAAGGCGGCATTTCTCTTAATGTGGGGGCGCCCAATGAGTATTGAGGCATTAAATTGGGCGTTTGACCTACCCCTAAAGAAGCCAACCCAGAAGGCTGTGCTTATCGCTCTGGCTAACTATGCCGACAAGCAGGGCGGGTCATGCTTCCCATCAATCGCCACCATTATGCGATGCACGGGCCTGTCTGAAAGGGCGGTTTCGCCAGCAATTAAGTGGCTTGAAGATAACGGCCTGATTGTGGCAGATCGCAAACCTGGTCGGGTCACTCAGTACCAACTCAGGCTCGACGCTGATGCCCCGCAGGAGATGCAGGAAGCCCCCGCAGGAGATGCGGCAGAACCCCCGCAGGACTTGCGGGTACCCCCCGCAGCAACTGCGGACTATCCACCAATAACCACCAAAGTAACCAACATTAACCAGCAGTTTGAGGATTTCTGGTTTTTGTATCCCCGCAAGATTGGCAAGAGAACAGCAGAGAAGGCTTATGAAAGGGCATTAAAGCGGGCAGATTTCTCTGAAATTATGGGCGGCCTAACTTGCCAGGTTAAGGCTTGGCGGCAAACGGGGACAGATCCAAAATATATCCCTCACGCCTCGACATGGCTTAACCGGGATGGCTGGCTAGATGAACTTGCCCCTACGGTTGATGGGCGAAGCAAAATGGCGAGTCCTGCCGGTGGATGACATTCAACTCAGGAGCAGGGCGAACGGCAATCACAAAACCTTTTGCCCAAAATGCTCACACACAAGGCGCAACAAGCATGATCGGTGCTTGTCGGTAAAAATAGACGGGGCAGACATGGTTTGGTTCTGCCATCATTGTGGATGGAGAGGCACAAATGCTAAACGAGAAACATTTAAAAATTCTGGAAGAACGGGGACTCGACGCGGAGCTGCTAGTGATGCTTGGCGTAAGCAGTTCAGACAAGCTAAGTGGTGACTGCATAGCAATCCCGTATCTCGACGGCGATGCGGTGGTCAATCACAAGTATCGTACTCTGGGCGACGAAAAGCGGTTTATGCAGGATGCGGATGCCCGGAAGGTATTCTGGAACCGCAACGCCATTACCGACCCAACGCTAAAGGACCAGCCCCTAACCATCACAGAGGGTGAATTTGATGCCATGATTGCCATGCAGTGTGGCTATCAAAGGGTAGTCTCTGTGCCAGATGGTGCGCCAAAGCAGCAGGTGGAAGATTTGGACGGGGCGAAATATTCCTATGTGGACGAAGTTTTCCAGCAGCTACGGGATATTGATGAAATCATCCTCTGTACGGACAGCGACCCGCAGGGCATTAACCTGATGAATGATCTGGCCCTAAAGATAGGGCGGCATCGCTGCAAGTGGGTGAAATATCCCAAGGACTGCAAAGATTTGAACGAGGCGTTCGTTGCCTACGGCCACAAGGCGGTCACAGAGACAATGAACCGTGCAAAGTGGTTCGAGGTTGATGGCGTCTACCGGATGTCGGAACTCGCGCCAGAGCCGTACAGGAAGCCGCATGAAACTGGCCTGATTGATGAACACTACAAGATCAGGCTGGGCGATTTCACAGTTGTCACGGGGATACCGGGGCATGGCAAGACGGCCCTGATTAACGACATTTGCTGCCGCATGACGTGTCGCTATGGCTGGGGCGTAGCTTACGCCAGCTTCGAGCAACACCCGCAGTCAGATCACAAGCGGAACCTGAGAACCTGGTTCAACAAAAAGAAGGTCATCCACCAGACCGATGAAGAGAAGGCAAGGGCTGACGATTGGATTGACAATAATTTCAGCTTTATCGTGCCGGGGTTTGAGGATGATGTCACGCTGACTTGGATGTTGGAAAGGGCGGCTGCATCGGTGATCCAGCACGGGGTTAAGATCGTAGTGATCGACCCTTGGAATGAAATGGACCATGACCGCCCACGCGGCATGAGCCTGACAGAATATACCGGATTTGCGATAAAGCAGTTCAAGGCTTTTGCCCGCAAATATCAAATCCACCTGATCGTCGCGGCCCATCCAGCCAAGCAGCAGAAGAAGGAAGACGGCACCTATTCGGTCCCGACCCTGTACGATATTTCTGATTCCGCGCACTGGTACAACAAGTGCGATGTGGGGTTGGTGGTTCACAGGGATGAAACCGGGACCATTCTCAGGACGGCGAAATCCAAATATCACGATCAGATCGGTGTGCCTGGTGATGAACTCGCGGTGTTCAACATCAGCACGGGCGGTTATGATATTGTGCCGGAGGAATTGCGATGAGCCAGAACAAAACCTGGAGTGCCATAGAAGCAGGCACGAACATCATTGTGGGTATTGCCCTGAGCGCAGCGGTGACATATTGGCTCATGCCTTTTTGGGGCTTCGTGCCTAAACTGCATGAGGCGTTAGAGATCACGGCTGTCTTCACGGCTGTGAGCTTTGCGAGGCAGTATGGTTTGCGTAGGTTGTTTAACCATATGTCGAAAAGTTCACAAAATATGAACAGGCCGGGGAGATATGTACGGTGAGTGTAGAACACATGAGGCGCAGGCAAAAGCAGGAAGCGCGGCGAGTTCGCAAGATGATCGCTGTTGAGCGTGACCAGCAAAACCTGGAGGCCAAAACTGGCAGAGCAGGCCCAACGCCAGAGACCAAGGCCAAGGTCGAACCCCACGCGATAGACCGGCTGGTTTCATCAGGCTTTCTAGATTCCGATGATGAGCGCGCCCTGTCGGACATTGCCAGTGCCTATATGGGCCTCACAGCCTCACAGGGCTACGCCAGTGGGTCTTTAGACCGGGTAGACCATTCCAACGCTTCTGCCCATCAGGAAGCAAATACGGCCCAGCAAATGCGTTATAGCGCATGGCGGGAAGAACTGGCCCGGTATGGCGATAAAGAGTGCCATAAATTTGTGATCGGGCTGGCCGTAGAGGGTATGTCGATCAACAAGATGGCGCGGGCGTTTGGCAGGTCTAGGCCAACGGCTGCAAAGAGGCTCAGGGCGGGCTTAGATGCCTATCATCAGGTGGTGAGCAAGAAAAAGAACAAAAAATGAACGGAATGCTTTGAATTTCTTTACAGTCGTGCTACAAAAACAGTCAAGCTAGCGTTGTTGCGCTAGCTAAAGGTTTTCTCCCGGTACTCCCCCGGTCACGCCTAGCGGCATATGTGGCCGGGGGTTTACTGTTCATCCTTCCAACAGCTTGCTGATGGCTTCATAGATGATTTGCTGTCGGGATTCGCCAGTGACGGCGCGTAGGGCGTCGATTTTGTCCAGTGTAACCTTGTTGATGTATATGGTTTGGCGGGTGCCGCGCTTGCGTTGTTCTTCTGCCAGTTTAGGGCGTCCAGGTTTTCTCTTTTCCATATTCTTTTAGTCCTCTAGTTCACAGTGGATAATCATAGCAGCGGCGCATAGGGCGGCACCAGCTAGTGTTAGAATGCCGCCAGCGACTACATGGAACCACTGCCCGGCAATGATAGCTAAAACTTGGCCCAGAATTATTGCGGCTGTGCCACAACAGGCACAAAGTCGTTTGATTGATTTGGTGTTCATTATAGATCACCCCTGAATGCTGCGCCAATCATAGCAATCAACGCAATAAGAACGAAAACGGCAGCTTGCAACAACCACCAGCCTACGCGGATGGCAGCGTAGGCGAGGATAAGAAAGATTATGATTTCCATTGGACTTGTCCTTTCGGGGTTGGTTGGTGGCTCTTAATAAACGCGCTGCTGGAACATTTCACCGGCAACCTGCATTGCCCATGCGGCAGCGTGGTCTTTTCTGTCGAACATTTCTGTCTTGTGATGTGAGGCATTGACGCCGCCGTTGTTGGTGAAGGTTATAGTGCACTTTGCTTGGTAGCGTGGGCCGCGTTGTCGGGGTGATGGTTCTACTACAGCCTCTACAGAATTGGTGCCAGCGGTGTATGCGATGATGGTTTGCTTTTTGGAGTTTGACATTGGACGTTCCTTATGTGCGTTGTTGATGATCAATATATATATGTTACAACACCAAAGGTCAACATAAAAAATGACGGTACACAAAAATATTGTTAATACAGCGGGTTTTCAGGCTATAGGGGCCGCTATAGAGGCGGCGGTAGCCCATATGGATATGCTAGGGTTGGCCCCGTGGGACATACGGGCAATAGGCATCCTCCAGGAAGCGGTTGAAAACAGGAGATTTTGATGGGATTTCATGCGCGGTTGGTCAGCAGGACGTTGACGGAGCCGAAGTTGCCGATTCAGCCATTGTCGGCTGCCATTGAGCTTTATACGTTAATTGGTCAGCCTACTGTGGCTCAGATTGAGGCGGAGTTTGATCTTGACCCTTCTGATCCCGAATGGGTTCAGTTCAAGTCGATGTATGCCGGGGCGACGAACAAGCGGTTATTCCTGGCGATTGCGTTGAATGCTATGCGGTTGGCGGAGGGCGGTCACTTCAATATGGACGACGCCACGACTTTCTTTAGCAAGCTGACCAGCGCCACCAGCGGGGTATAGGCCATGAGCCTTTATGCGTCGGTTGTGAACTTCACTGCGAATACGAGTACGGGTACGCAGGACATCACAGGTTCTTTGGGCGGGGAGAACCCGAAGGCGGCGTTGTTCTTTATGACAGAGAAGACGACTCTAGCTGATACACCCTCTACGCCTTTTCATTTCACGATGGGCATGACTGATGGAACGAATGAGTTCTATTCGGTAGTGCATTCAGAAACGGGCGTGACTACAACGGACGACTACAGTGCGGCGTATACGGATGCTGTTCTGAGGGGAATTGATGGGACTGGTGCGCAGACGTACAAGGCGGCTTTCAGTAGTTGGATTACGAATGGGGTGCGGATTAACTGGTCTGATGCATCGCCATCCGGGTTTCAGGGCTTTGTAGTACTACTCGGTGGGACGGACCTTGCTAACGCATATGTCGGCACTTGTGGGACGGGCGCTACGGTAACGGCTCCGGGGTTTGCTGTTAATCAGGTTATTATGGCAGCTATTGGAACCGGGATTGCCAGCGGCACTGTTCAGAATGGTGCCCACATGATGTTTGGGATGGGGCTGGATACAAGCACATTCTCCAGTTCGACTTCTTCCAACCTTGGTTGGTCTATGCTGATGCGGGATGGATTGTCTACATCGGCCCCTGCTTCGGCTTGGGAAGAGTCTTGTGTGATTTCCAAGCTTACGGACACCGGCAGTAGCGGCTTTGACTACAACATGACGGTGGGCACATGGAGTGCCAGTGGATTTACGACGAGCAGCGATGTCAGCAACTCAGACAGTGTCGGGTATTTGGCGCTTGAATGGAACAGCGGGTGTGATGTTCGGCTAGAGCCATTTGACAATAATAACTACACGACAACAGGTGTGAACAAGCTGGACTACGGGATTGCGTTTGGCGGAACGGGAACGCCTGCGATTGAAATGCTGTCTGGTTGTGGGTCGAGAAACAACACAGGCATCCGAAGCAATAACGATCCTGGCACCTTGCATGTTTCCGCTATTGACGGCACCAACTCTTATGCTGTAGGTGGCGGTGTTGATGATGGTGTTGGCACGACTGCTACGGGTTCTAATGCGTCTTCAAGGTCTTTGGGTGTGCCAAACATCTTCTCCCCGCAAAGCTCGGGGTATCAGGTGAAGGCATCTTTTGACAGTTGGGCGTCTGATGGATCAAATCATAACTTTGCTGCTGTGGCAGGTGGGGCGAACTTCCACTACCTTGGCTGGATCGTCGTTCCTTCTGACGGGGTTTCTGTTCCGGTGTTTACGAATCACTACCTGAGAATGATGGGGGCTTAGATGGTCCGATGGCTTAAACAATCCACAGCAGTTGATGTAATGCTTGGCCCCTTCGTGGACGACACGGATGGCAAGACAACAGAAGAAGCGCTGACGCTTTCTCAGGCAGACCTGCACCTGTCCAAGAATGGTGCTGCCTCTGCTCAAAAGAATGATGCTACGGCGGCCACTCACCGTTACGGCGGTAACTACATGGTGGACCTGGACGCTACTGACACGAACACGTTGGGGCATTTGCGCCTGATGTGTAAGGAATCCGGTGCCCTACCTGTTATTGCTGATTTCATGGTTCTTCCGGCTGAAGCATATGATACTCTGGTTGGTGGAACTGATAATTTTACAGTTGATCTATCTACTCAAGCAAAAGCAGATGTCAACGCGGAAGCGGACACCGCTCTAACAGATTACGACCCGCCAACGCGGGCGGAGCTGACCAGCGATATAAACAGCTTGAATGACCCAACGGCTGCGGCTATCGCGGACGCGGTTCTTGATGAGGCTTTGTCGGGGCATGTTACGGCGGGCACTCTAGGCAAGGCTGTCGCTGATATTGAGGCTGACACAAGTGAATTGCAGAGCGATGACATACCGACAACACTCGCCACACTGGCAACATCTTCTGCTTTGGCCACAGTAGACGCGAATGTTGACGCAATTCTGGTTGACACGGGAACCACTATTCCGGCGCAGATCACGGCGCTAAATGACTTGTCTGCGGCTGACGTAAACGCAGAGGTTGACACGGCTTTGGTTGACTATGATGCAGCGACCAATGCGGATTTGGGCGAGGCTTTCGCCGCATATGGCCCCTTCCACTCTGGCGCGAGAAATGTCGAGATAACAGAGGACAATACGAGCAGTTCAATTAAGGGGTCTTCGTTCCAAGGGGTCGAGAACACGGGTACATATTTGGATTTGAAGGCTCTCCGGTCAGAGCATGAGATCAATTCAACAGGCACAGGAGGGGCGGCTGTTGAGAACGACATAAGCATTGTCTATGGCGCAGATGTTGGCGCAGATAGCACGGCGATTTCGGCGAACTTTAGTGGTCGAATAAACGGCAGCAATGATACGTGTGTTGTGTATGCCTATGACTTCGATGCGGCAGGATGGGACACTCTCGGAGACATGACGGGGACAGCCGAAACGACTAATTTCCCCTATAGCTTCCCGCTATACTCGCGGCACACAGGCACAGGCGCTGACGAGGGCAAGGTTTACATCCGCTTCTTCGCTAACAACCAATCTTCGCCTTCTTTGCATATTGACAGGCTCTTGATCACGGCTAATTCAGGGGCACCGACCAAGGCCGAGTTTGATGCCGGTCTAGCAGCACTTGAGAACATTTCAGCAGCCGATGTAAACGCAGAGGTTGACACGGCGCTGAGCGATATTCATCTGGATCATTTATTCGCCACAGATTACGACCCCGCAGCCAAGCCGGGGACGGCTACTGCATTGCTCAACGAGTTAGTTGAGAATGATGCGGGCGTTTCGCGCTTTACTGCTAACGCTCTTGAAGAGGGACCAACAGGCGGCGGCGCTTCTGCTTCTGCAATCGCTGATGCGGTATGGGACGAGGCGCTTTCTGGGCATACAACGGCTGGTTCTGCTGGTAAGGCGTTGGCTGACATTGAGGCAGACGCAACGGCCATTCTGGAAGATACCGGAACCACAATCCCGGCCTCGATTAGTGCATTGAATGATTTATCCGCTGCACAGGTCAACGCAGAGGTAGATACTGCGTTAGCAGACTATGACGGCCCAACGAAAGCCGAATTGGACGCAGGGTTGGCAGCACTTAACGACCCAACAGCGGCGAGCATTGCTGACGCAGTTCTTGATGAAGCACTGGCAGGTCATGTCGGGGTGGGTTCACTTGGTAAAGCCATTACTGATATTGAGGCTGACACCAACGAGCTACAAAGTGACGACGTGCCGGGCCTCATTGCGGGCCTTAATGACTTGTCTGCGGCTGACGTAAACGCGCAGGCTGATCTGGCCATTAGTGATGCGGCTTTGGCCACGGCCTCTGCGCTTGCTACGGTGGATGCTAACGTTGATTCGATTCTGACTGATACCGGCACAACCATTCCGGCGCAGATCAGCGGTCTTAATGACCCAACAGCCGCCGCTATTGCGGACGCCGTGCTAGACGAGGCCACAGCAGGCCATACGACACCGGGGACCGTAGGCGCATTGCTTATTGATGTGCTGGCAGATACGAACGAGCTACAGGCAGACGACGTACCGGCACTGATTGCCGCGCTTGAGAATGTATCTATTGCTGACATTCTGCAAACGCAGCTCACAGAGAGTTATGCGGCTGACGGTGTTGCGCCAACGTTGACGCAGGCGGTCATGCTGATAATGCAGCACTTGACCGAGTTTGGCTTGAGTGGCACGACCTGGACAACCAAGAAGCTGGATGGCTCTACTACGGCTGCGACATTCACGATTGATGATGCGAGTGATCCAACCAGCATGACGCGGGCGACCTGATGAAGATTGTTACTCGTGGGTTCGGTGTAGGACAGGGCGGGTATATTGTTACGCGCGGCTTTTTGGTAATTGACGGGAACGGAGAGATTACCAGCGACCAGATCACATTCAACTCAGCGGTGACAGGCAATGCCAAGATTGATTTTGCCGTTTCTGGTGATCCTGATATTGGTCTGGCTGTTACAGCTAAGGTCACGCTGCACTAATGCGAATATCTGTAAAGTCGGACGCCAAAGCTTATAGCAAAGAACTGCGGCGATTCCAGCGCAAGCAGATGCCATTTGCTACGATGAGAGCCATAAATGATACGCTGTTCGATATTAAAAAGCGGGTTGTCCCGCGCACATTCAGGGCGGCATTCAGGGATGGGCGCAATCGTGGCTTTCTTAATGGCGCGACAATGCGGGTTAAGAAGGCCAACAAGCAAACGCTAACGGGCAAGCTATACGACAGTCAAGCGCTCTCATACCTTGAGGAACAGCACGAAGAAGGCAAGCCACGCAGGCCACGGGGGCAACACATTGCAGTTCCACAGCACGGGCGGGGCAAGATCAGGCGGACGGCTAGGGGTGTGCCGCAAGGCCAGAGGCCAAGGCAGATACTCCAGAAGCCGGATGTGTTTGTAGCCAAGGGCAAGACGGGCAATGAGGCAATCTGGCAGAAGAAGAAGAATAAGCTCCTTATGCTGTATACTCTGGTCCCAACGGTGAAGGTAACGCCCAGGCTGCGCTTCTACAGGAACGTTGAGAAGGCGGCGCGGGGGATGTTCCCCAAGAAGCTGGACAGAGCCTTTAAGAAGGCTTGGGATAGCCGCAGATGAGGTCGGCAGCAATTGCGGCGGTGCTGTTTCTTGCGGGGTGTGTGACAACACCAGAGCGACCAGAGCCGCAGACGGCGGCAACATACACCAACGTAAGCCGTGAGGCCGTAACATCAGCATTGCATATGGTAATGATTGATGATGGATGGCGGCTAACAGATAGCAACGCATTCTACATGCAGTTCGACAAGCACATGCAGGGGGGTATGGGTGCGGCAATAGCATCCTCTATGTATGGGCGGGAGCCAACCAACAGGATTACATTCTCTGTTGTTTACTCACCAGCTAGGCAGGCAACAAGGCTCATCGCCAAGACATACATAGTAGGCCGCGCAGGTACACCATACGAGAGACAAGAGCCATACAGTACACCAGAGAGCCTAGCCTATACTAGAAGGGTGCTGAAGGATGTGGCTGTAGATCTTGGGGCTTAAGGTACTTCCTGGGGGTTCGGCCGCAGGTGGTGCTTGAC